TTTTTGCTTGCCCTGCGCTTACTGATGGTTCTGGTGCTGAAGTACCTTTTCCACCCTTTGCTGACATTTTCTTTGCTGCCATTTTATTTTCTCCTTCTTTTAATACTAGTATTATTTTCTCCGATGAGATTTAAGATGTACATCAATCTTATCGTCGACCTTATCAACCTGATCATCTAAATGATCTAGTTTTTGATGCAAATGTATAATATCATCCTTTACATTTACAAGCAAGCTTGCAACCACATTGTGATCATCCTTGTTTTCTTTACGACCCTTTTGAACAAGCGCTGCTAGTACTCCACCAACGGCTGCTATAAGTGCAACAAAAATAGCTTCCATATAATTACCACTTGACCTTGTCAGCCCAATAGGCAGCTGACATTGGCCCCTTGGCAATATTTGATGCGTGACGAGCTTTAAAAGACTTCCTTCTTGCTGCGTAGGACTTTGATTCACCCTGCTTCTTAGGAGAACCAGATACTCCTTGTTGACCAAAACGAATAGTTTTAATCTTATCTCCAGATTTTGCTACTACAATATGGGATTTTTTTGGATGACTAGGAGTACGCTTAGGCTTATTATAACCAGATACTCCTGCTTTTGTTAAACGAGAATCTTTTTTAGCAGCCATTTTACTTCTTCTTATTATTCTTTGTTTTTGTTGACATTTTTTTCTTGCCCTTTTTATTAGAAGATTTTTTATTTCCACTATTTACATCTAACATTACTGTTTGATTAAGTTTTTGAATTGTCATTCTCGGAAAACTACCAAGGATAACTTTATTGCTAAGTCTTAACATCATTTAGCTTTCTTTTTACTATTTGATTTTTTAAGATCTTTTAATTCAATACCGTACATGTAATTGTTAGTTCCCATTCTAGGCCCTGGAACATAAGTCCATGTTTTTTGAGCCATAACAGATTTAACTCTATCTGAACTAATAAGCTTTTTATCCGCCATGTAAAATACCAAAAATAGATATAAATACTTTAATAATAGTAACTAACCGTATAAAAAAGTAAAAGCCCCCAAACGGGGGCTCCTACATAAATACTAGGCTTTCTTAGGTCTGCCCTTGGGCTTTGCGTCAGCTGAGGCAGCTGGTGCCTTCTTCTTAGCAGGAGCCTTCTTGGCTGGGGTTGTCTTAGGAGCTTTTTCCTTGACTGCATCTGTGACCTTTTCGGCTTCTTTCACAGCAGTCTCTACAACTACCTCAACTGACTCTTCAACCACTTCAGCGATCTCTGTAACATCTTCTACGATGTTATCAATGATTGAATTGATTACTGCATCTTGGGGTGATTTACTGTTTTTCTTTTTAAATTTAAGTAGAAAACCAGTAAGTTTTTTAGCTAACTTTTTCATTTTATTACCTCTTAATTAATTTGTTGTTTTAATATTGTACAGCTTTAAAAAACTAAATGCAAGAATTACTTGCCTTGCTGGTTTTCTTTAATAAGCTGGTATCTTTCACCAGTCTCTCTGGAGACTAGACCAAATCCATAGGCTGCTGCTTCCTTAACCATCTCAGAAAGAGCTTCTTGATCCTCTATGGAAACCGAATTAAGTGGCAATGATATCGCTGCATAAACGTCAACGTTTTCAAAGTTGCCGATATTTACTTTTCTATTGACTCCACAAATTAAAACTGGACTAGTTGATATTGTGATATCTCCAGCAATTGCGCTAACTGCTTGATCCAGTGGGCTATCTACGGACTGCTCAAGTGCAGTTTTTGTTATCTTAGGCATTGTATTCCTTTATCTTATTTAGGGCTTCTATTGTTGCTAGTGTTTGCTCTTCTATATTCATGTTATCAGTATTGATTACATGCGTCGAGATCTCTTTTATATTAGAAATAAACTGTTCAGACTTGTGAGATTTTTGCTCTTCACTCATAAGCTTGCCATCTCTTTTTAGTATTCTTTCATCCAGTGTATCTTGTGACGCATCGAATGTTATTAAGATTCCATTAGGCTGGCTTAATATAGCTTGCGCCTCATTCTCAAATCTAACGTCTGAAATTAAAACAGCAAATGGAGCAGCTGCATCTTGTGATTCTTCAGACAAAGACATCTGACTGTCTCTAAGATACTTACTGTGTAGCTGCTTAGCTTTTCTAATTCCCCAATGAGCGAAACAGTCTGAGTCAAATTCTCTACAGAGATCTCCAGATTTTTGTAGAAATGTTCTAGGCTTTACACCTTCTGGTTCTATTTTCATGGAAGCTACTTCTTCAACCATTGATACTAATTTTGGATAGTTAGGAACATTAGCTATTGGTGATCCTCCAAAAATATCATACAACACTTCATGTATTGCATACATTCTTCTTGAGTTCTCATTGAAGCCCATTATATTCTTTTTAATTGATGCTAGCTCGTAAAGAGGAAGTGCAAAGAATATATGATCCCAATTAAAACCGTATTTAAAGTTTTCTATAGATCCTTTAGGAACTATCTGTTCTGCTACGGAAGTCTTTCCAGAGCCTGCTTTTCCAGCTAAACCTATAATAAGAGGACTGTCGTAATCATATTTGTTGTCAATCATAATTTCCATTATATCATACTATCTTTCTTAGCTAATGCCTTTCTTACTTCCAGTGTATCAAGGAACTCGTTAGCTAAAGCATCTGGTTCCCAAACAAAAGATCTTTGAACTTGAACTACTTTAAAATTAAATTCTTCTTTAATATCCTCTACGGTCATGAGAAGCGGTATTAAAGATTCATTTTTGCAACGCCACTTACCGTTTATTTGATTAGCTACTACAGCAGAATCTGTATATATTATAGGATTTGCAAAGTCTGCCATTGAACAAATCAAAAGGCCTGCAATTACTGCTTCATACTCTGCTTCATTATTACTTCTAGATCCGAGACCTCTAGCAAACTGTGCAATCTTTTTTCTATTTCTATAGACGACAACTGCACAAGCTGCTTCTCCATTTTTCTTTTGTCCTTGTCCTCTTGCTGCTCCATCACAAAAAACTTCTATGTGCATAGCTATTCAATTTCTACATTGGATTTAATATTAAATCTTTTCGCTACTTCTAAAATATTTTTTTCTTGACTCGGAGAAGAAGCTATATAAGTTGAATTAAGAAGATATCTTATTCCGTTTAACTCTACTTGCATTGGGAAATCCAATGACTTTCTTACCTTAGAGTAAAATTCATCTTTTGCATTGACTGCTTTATAGTGACCTATATACATAACTAATTCCTTTTAATAAGTACTGAAATCATTTTCAGAATAAAAACCTTTTTCTTCTCTTGATGAAGCGATCTGCATTGATTGAACTTTATCAATTAACTTTCTGCAGGATTCTGAAGAAATTCTAGCTGCAGACTCCATTGACTCTGCTAAGTTGACAATTGCCTCTGCGGTAACTAAAGCCATGTATTCATTCTCTGCAGCCTCTAGAGCATTAGCTTCTCTTTCAGCTTCATTCTTACCTACTCTGTTGGCTTTATAGACCTTCTTGTATCTACCTTCTATAATCTTGTAGTGAGCTCTAGCCATTCCAGCAAAGCGAGTAACTCTACCATATACATTTGAGCTTCTAGCTACTAGAGATGCTAGTTGACCTATGGATAGGTCGACTACATCCATATCAGGAATGGTAATAAAGTATTCACCATCTTTGTTTCCAGAAGCATATGCCTCAACTACTTCTCTTATCTGTGGGTCTATAAACTCAGACAATAATTCATTCAGCTTCTGCATCGATTGCAGGTTCATTCTTACCTTCTTTTGCTTTAAAGATGTACATTATATCTTCTAGATTAGAGTTTACCACAATATCTTTTATTCTATTGCGCACTTTTGATAAGTGTTCTCTAACTGTGTTCGGATGTTCTGTTATTTTTTTGCTGATTTCGCTAGATCTTAATCCATCAACATATCTCCATTTTAGCAGTTGTCTTTCTTGAATGGATAGTTGATCAAAAGGTTGTGAGCAGGATTCTCCTAAAACCCAGAACTCATTAATGTCTTCTGTTGCAAGCAGCTTGTCCATGTCAACATCAATAGCAGGAGCTTTGAATCCAGGAGAGTTTTGATCTTGATCTTCTTCATTGGATTCATCATCAAGGAGTGGGAAACTCTTCCTTCCAAGTTGATCAATTAAAAATGTGTCTACATTCTTTTTTAAAAGATAAAAAAAGTAACTGTATAAAAAACCACTAAAAGGAATAGGTCCTTTTTCCGAATCCCTTCTCTGGTATCTTGTTATGCACTGAAAGAATGTCATATCAACTGTTTGTCTAACATCCTCTTCGTCTCCATATCTTTTAGCCATGTAAGTTATTCCGTCGAAGACATTCGTTAACATGCTTGTATCCTGCTGTGTTTAGCTTATTCTTCATCAAGGCGAATCTAACATACGAATCCTTAACAAACAGAGATGTAAATCTTCTGATGTCGTAATCATTGAGATTGTATTTTCCATAATAAATCATCGTTGTATACTTAGTTAAAAAGTTATTAAAAACTTTTAAAAGCTCCATCTGAGCTTTTTGATTACCTGTTTTAGCTTTTGCTATTAGCTCCTGCATCTCGTCTTCTGCAAGATTGTAGTACTGCTCCTTATAAGCTGCCATCTATTTTCCTTCCCAATAAAATATTTTATCAGCGTAAGCACTTCTGATGTCTTCATAAAACATTACGTTTGGAATTTCTATTTCTTGTGCGAAATTCTTTGCGTCTGTTGAGTACTTGCTGATTATAAATGTTAATTTATCAAACTCTTTTTTATAGTATCTCTTGAATCTTTTGAGTTTGATCTTACTCTTATCATCTAGGTATCCTTTTATCTCAACCCAAGATTGATCTTTGTCCATAAAGAAATCCGGAGTGTAAGCTTTTGTTCCGTTTCTTTATTGGGAAGGTAAATACGATTGGTTCAAATTGAAATTCAATCTTATATTTATTTAATATTCTGGCAAAATTAGCTTCCCAATTAGATCTTAAGTTAATTCCAAGATCACTTCTGTATCCAGTGTTAGTGTGCTGGTAAGAGTTTCCTCTTCCACCTTTTTTCACAACTTTTTCCTGTACAATATTAGCTTCCATGTCTAGGGCAAAAAGCTTATTAAAGTCAGGGTTTTTCCTCAAAGGAGAAATCTGAAGAAAATACTCTTCTGGCTTGACAACTGATAGGTCTTTCATGATATCCTCTATACGTAATAAGAACTACCACTAATTATAAAGTAAAAATTAAAAAAAAACAAGAAATCTGCAAAAAAGGTTGCAGACCGAACCAAACAGAAGGTAACATAAACACCATGAATACAACATTAGAAACACTCATCAATACAATTAACATGGAAATCAACGAAGAGATCATCTCTGACCTCACAAAGATTGGTTACTCACACCAAGAAGCAACCAAGGTTGTAAGTGAATTCAGCGATTTTGACTTGGTCGCAGATGCTGCTCAGTTCCCAGTTTCTGAGAACAATTCATTTTAATTAGTAAATAATTAAACCCCCTCCTTTTGGAGGGGGTTTTTTTTATTGTACTATTAAGCTTTTGCTTTTTTCTTTAATCTAAAAGTTCCCGTATTACAAGCTCCTGATTGAGCATGATCGCAGTAACTGCAGATTCTTTCATTCTTTGTCGGAAGAAAAGACTTATCCTCAATGATTTCAGTAATAGAATTTATTAGATTAACTTTAACTTGTTCTAGGTCTTCTTCAGTATAGGTGTGACCCTTTTTCTTGCCAGATCTTAGATAATGAAGCTCTGCTGTTATAGTCTTACCAGGGAAAGCTCTTGAGACAGCCACTGCGTATATGCCAAGCTGCAGATTATTCTTAACATCTTTTTGGGTTACTTCCCACTTACCTGTTTTATAGTCTATAATTTTAATATTGTTTTCATCAACTATATCTATTCTATCGATATAACCAAAAACTAAATAAGATCCTATTACAAATGAAAATCCATATTCTTTGTCGTAAACATCAAATATAGTATCCTGATATTCATCATAAAAATCATCTAGTATTTGGCTACCAGCACTTAATAAGACCTCAGATATTTTATTCTCAGGATCATAAGATGCAATGTTCTCTGTATAGAGTTCATGCATTTGGTCATAGTCTAGTTTCTTTTCGGGTTCAATACATGTCTCTAAGACTGAGTGTACAATATTTCCGAAGAGTGGCTGCTTCGCCAAAACCCCTAGGTTCTTTTTGGATATATGTGTAAAAGTATTTTGAAGGACAGCTCTTGTATGTGTCAATTCTAGAATAACTAAAATCTATAAGAGACAGCTTTTCGAAATCTGAAACTTGATCAATTGATTTAATTGTAACAGGCATTAATTTTGTTCACTTTCTGGATCATATATAAGCAATCCTTTTTCATCATATTCTCGGCCAAGCTCATCCACTATATGACCATTGTATTTATTCTTATAGACTCCTTCTCCTACGGGAATCCACCCAGTGTCTCCCAGTTCCATAAAGTCGTCATCGCTATAAGGCCAATTATTGTCACTCAACTTCTACCTCAACTTCAGAAAATGTTTCTATATTTAAATAGTAATTTAAAACTACATACAAATCTTTTAATTCTTTTTCAGTAGCCCAAAAACCTATTGGTCCAGATTGAATAAAGAATTC